CATAACATGAGACGAAGTCAGATCGTGTATGCTGACTCGGCAGAACCTGATCGAATTCAAGAGTTGAAAACTGCGGGGTTCAATGTCAAACCGGCACTGAAGCAAATTAACCCTGGTATTGACTATTGCAAACAATTGAAGATCCATGTTCACTCAACGAGCATAAATACCCTTAAGGAGTTAAGGGCTTACAGTTGGAGAAAAGATAAGGACGGTAATGCAACGGATATACCGATAGATTTCATGAATCATGCAATGGATCAAATGCGTTATGCGTTGTATACGTCCAAGAAGAAGTCAGCGGGTTTGCGAGTACGACTATTATAATAATAAGGAGGAGGAGGGGGAATACAATGGCGAAGGTGAAAAAGAAGGTTAAAAAAGCGAAACAGACCACGCCAGCACCTGTTCCGAAAAAGAAGAAGAAGAAATATGGTGGAAGTAATTGTGTTATTTGTGAGGTCCTATGATAGATAAATTGCTTGCAAAATTTGGGTATGTGAAGAAAGCAGGGCCTACACAACTAAAGGATGATCTCACGATCTACAGATCATTGAGAAGTGTCCTTGAGTCTGAAAATATCGCCGTATCCCAACCATATTCTCAGAGTATATGGGTTTATGCAGCTATAAATGCCATTGCAGGTAACATTCAAAGGGTTCCCTTCCGTCTATACAAATCAAGACCAAGTGGTAGAGAGCCAAAAGTGATCGAATCTGGTCCTCTATATGAAGTATTCACAAATCCAAATCCATACATGACACAAGAGTTGTTATTCAGTGCAACGATGACCTTCTTGAGTCTGTATGGTGAATGCTTTTGGATTCTTGAACGAGGGGATGTTACTCAAATTCCTTCTGAGATATGGACATTCAATCCCACAAGATTTGAACCTGTTTTCAACGAGGCAAATGGAATGGTTGTGGGATGGGCATATATGAAGGGTACAACACATGAGATTACTTTCCCAGCATCTCAAATTGTTCACATTAAATATTTCAATCCTTACAATGACATCAGAGGCATGTCCCCACTTGCAGCAGCTCGAAACAGCATAGACCAAGATTACTTTGCTGGTCAGTATAACATAAATTTCTTTAAGGATGGTTGTGAGATTGGGGGATTCCTAACGACTGATCAGGAACTTAGTGATGAACAGTACGAGAGGATACTGAGACAATTTGAAGATAGACATAGAGGGGCAGGTAAAGCCCATAGGGTAGCCTTGATTGAAGGTGGTGCTAAATTTTCAGAGGCTAAGATTTCCCAGAAAGACATGGAGTTCATCGAAACGAAGAAAATGTCTCGATTGGAGATCATGGCTGTCTATAAGGTTAATGAAGTAGTATTAGGTTTATATCAGGATATAAAGTCATATGAAGGCATAAAATCTGCTCATAAAGCATTTTGGGAAGAGTGTCTTGTTCCTAAAATTACTTACATAGAAACACTTCTCTGGGCGAAGTTGTTTGCTAAGATCGAAGGTGGTAAGGTGTATGGAGCGTTCGATCTAGCAAATGTCGGTCCGTTGCAGACCAACTACTCGGAAAAAGTGGACACTGCAATGAAGATGTTCCATATGGGGTGGCCGATCAACCAGATCAATCAACGTCTACAGATGGGTATGCAGGATGTGCCTTGGGGTGATGAGTGGTGGGTGCCTGGGGGTTTCCTACCTGTAACACAAATTTTGAATAATACCACCGAAGGGAAAACGGAAAATGATTCGGAGGGGGAAACAAGCACTCCTGAGGATGTAAAGACCTTTAGGTATTTATCTATTGAAAAGGAGTACAGGAAGAAATTAACGAGATTTTTGTTTGATTGCAGGAAAATCTCTCTCGACAACATATATAATAATAAGGATACACAGGTGGGAGACAAGGAGTATGGTCGGCTTAAAAAAGGTCTATCCGATGTTTATACTCAGGCAATAAATCAGGGAGTGTTTGTTGTTCAGAGAGACCTTGGAGAAGTGATTCCATTAACCGAAATTCACACGAGGTCAGTGAAATTCAAGGAAAACAGGTTGGAATATATTGTGGATGGTTTCCGGCATGTGATAAGTGGCATTCCGTGTGAGGATGCAGATAGAATTAGGGACGTTTATAACATGCTTTCAAATAAGGTGAATGATCTTGCGAGAAGTGAGTCGGAGGCCGCAGTTAAGTTTGGAATGGATGTTGCTACAAAATATATAAGAAAAATGTTGGATCCTGTTCTTATTGAAAAGGAGGAATGAGGTCATGGACAAGAAGGTAAAGTATTTCGCAGGCAAAATCAAGTCGGTTGATGAGACCAATAACACAGCGGAAGTTGTAATCTCCGACGAAACCGTTGATCGCTATCGCGAGATAGTTAGAGTGGAAAGCTTTGTGAAAACAAAGAAGGAATTCATGAAGCATCCGATCCTGCTTTCTTCTCATGCGTATCGAGGGTTGATGATGCAGATCGGTCAGTTCACAAAACTTACCATTGACTCGGTGAATAAGGAGGTTGTGGGGAAGATCGAATACTTTGTTGGTCTTGGCAATCAGGAGGCTGATTGGGCCTGGCAACTTGCGAGGAAGGGAATCGCTGCATTTAGTATTGGCTTCATTCCTAAGAAATGGGTGGAATATGGTGAAGAAGAACGTGTGAAAACTGGTGCTTATGGTGAGTATCAGGATATTGAATTGCTTGAGGTGTCTCAGGTGCTCATTCCTGCGAATCCTTCTGCGTTGCAGAGAAGCTTTGATGCGGAGGAAGTGGATGAGGATGAAATCTCTGATGTGGATGCTCTTGTTAAGATGCTACAGGAAAAACACAAGGATTTCTTCGAGGTAAAGGATTCAATAGAAGAGGAGAAACTGAAAGGTGTTATAGCCTATCATGATTATGGTGTGGCTGATAAGGATACTACTTGGGACGCCGCTTCTGAAATCAAGGCGGCGTCGGTTGAGGATTTAAAGAAGATGTGCACCTGGTATGCCGATCCTGGTGACAAAAAAGGTGATTACAAATTGCCCCATCATAAAGCGAACGGGTTTGCTTGTGTATGGCACGGGGTAGCCAATGCCGCTGCTCGTCTTCCTCAGAGTTCGATTCCTGAGGTGGATCACGCTGGTATAAAAAGTCATTTGGGCAAACATTACAAACAGTTTGATGAAACTCCTCCTTGGGATAAAAAGGAGTGGGATGCTTGGGTAGATCACTGCAAGGAGTCTGTTACGGTAGGGGACATTGCTCGATTTGACAAAGTTGCATTTAAGGAACTGTTTGCAATTGATCTGGATGACTATGTGAAGGACCATCTTCGGTATTTAGATGGGTATCAGATTGATGCTGTCAAAGAGTTTCAGGAGGAGGTTCTCTCCAAGATAGAATTGCTGTTGGAGAGGATGCAGGATTTGTCGGTGAGGTTGTCGGTTATTGAAAATAACTTCATTGGTGAAGAAATGGAAACCGTTGACAATGAGGTAGAAACCATTGACAAAGACAAGGAAATAGAAGACGTGATCAGCGAAGTTGTTGGGGAGGATAAGGATAAGGAGTTGTATGAGGAATTCAAAAAGGTATTTCACAAAGAAGAACCTTCCCTTGAGGAGGTGAAAAATCTCTTTGAGGAAATTAACAATGAAATCAAGGCTAAATTCTCGGTTCAGTCATAAGGACAATGGACCAGAAGGGAATGGAACCTGATTCAAAAATAAAAAACAATAATAAAAACAAGGAGGCACAAATATGAATCCGATTATCGAAGAAATCAAAAAGATGCTCGAGGAGCAGAAGGCACATCTCCTTTCAGGAGTTGAAACTCAGATTGAAACCAGAATGAACAAAATCGAAGCCCTTGAGACTCGTATCAAGGAGATCGAGGATCAGTGGAAACAGAGAGCTGTTGTTCCTGGTCTTGAGGACGAGAAGCAGAAATTCTCTCTGTTTAAGGCTATTTGGGCAATCAAATACAATGATTGGTCAAATGCGGGGTTTGAAAAGGAAGTTTTTGCGGAAACTCGCAAGAAGGCCATGGCAATGGGGACTGGCTCTACTGGTGGATATATTGTCCCGACGATCTACATTGCAAACATCATTGAACTCCTTCAGGCTAAGTCTGTTGTGGCTCAGATGGGTGCGACGATTCTTGGCCCCCTGCAGGGTTCTCCTGTTCAGCTTCCTCGGCAGTCTGGTGGAGCTACTGCGTATTGGGTTGGTGAGAACAGTGCCATTACGGCATCGGATCTGTCTCTCGAACAGCTCAGTCTGACCCCGAAAAAGGTTGGAGCACTTGTCAAACTGAGCAACTCTCTCATCAAACTGAGCAACCCCTCTGCCGAAGCTCTCGTCAATAGAGACATTGCCCGTTGTCTTGCTCTGAGCATCGATCTTAAAGCCCTGCGTGGGACGGGTGGGTCTGGACAGCCGACCGGTGTTAATACCCAGGCCAATATCAATACCGTGGCGATCGGGACGAATGGAGGTTCAATCACGTTCGATCACTTGATTGATATGGAATATGAACTTGCTCTCGACAATGCCCTTGAAGGAAAGCTTGGTTTCATTTTCCATCCCTGCATCAGGCGCAATCTGCTGAAGAAGAAGGTGCCCAACTACAGTGGTCAGACCGATGGTTCCTACATTGTCCAGCCTGCGACGGAAACTGATTTCAAGAATTGGGTTGGCTACCCTTATGCGATGACCACTCAGATTCCCATTAACCTTACAAAGGCTGCAGGCACTGATTTGACCGAGGTTTATTTTGGGAATTGGGAAGAGCTGATCATTGCGAATTGGGGAGGCATGGAGATCATGGCTTCTCAGGAAACGAGTGACGCCTTCGAGAAAGATATGACCTGGGTCAGGATCCTTCAGGAAGTTGATATTGCCGTCCGTCATCCCCAGTCCTTCTGTCTGATCAATGATGCCTCGGCCGTGTCATAAGATCATTGTGGAGGGGGGTAACTCCCCCTCCACTTTCAAATAAAAGAAGGAGGTCATGATATGAAGGATCTTGCATCCGAAATTAAAACGCTAACTGCAATCAAAACTCAGGTGGCGTCTGGTGAGTCTGTTGCAATTACAGGTTACCAGATTGATCGATTGGGATTTGGTTCAGCGATATGCGCCGTTCAGGTCGGAGACACTACAGGGACTCCGACGACCTTCGGTGTTGTATTCAAGGTGCAGCAGTCCAGCGGTGAATCCGCAGCGGCGATTGCGAGCAACTGGGCCGATGTGTCAGGGATGTCCATTACATTCTCAGGGGAGACAGTTGCAAATCAGGGCAGATTGAGTGGTGAAATCAATCTCGATCTGAAGCCTCTTGGGCGATATATTCGTGTGGTTGCCACCCCGAATTTCAATGGGGGCAGCTCTCCGAAGGTGGCACTTGGTGCTGTGGTCGTTCTTGGGGAAGCGGCTGTCACGCCTGTGTAACAGAAATTGTAAAGAAAGGGGTGTAAAAGTATGATTCGAGTCAAGGTAAGAGGTGGGTATGAGTATTTCTACAGAAATACCGTCTATAGGTCTGGCTCGATTCTTGAGATGGAGGAAGGGGATTATGTTCAGGTGGCACATTTGTTTGATGTGGTAAAGGAGGAACCTAAGGAGGAACCTAAGGAGGAACCCAAGGTTGTGACTGAGTCCATTGTCGAACCTCAACAACATCGTGCCATCGTTAAACCCGTGAGAATGAGGAAAAACAAATGAATCTTGTAACGAGGGCGACTGTTAAAGCGTTTCTTGAGATTCCCACGGCGACAACGACGTATGATTCTCTCATAGATTCGTTGATAACCCAATATAGCAAGCGTGCGGAACGCTTCTGTAACAGGTTGTTTGAAAAGACAGCCCGCACTCAGAAATTCAATGCGGGGAGGAAAATAATTTTCCTCCCCGCATATCCAATTGATGAATCCTCAAATCTATCCGTCACCATTGATGACACAGTACAGACAATCGATGAAGATTATTATGTGTATTATGACGAGGGATTTATTGAATTTGATACCACTCCAAGTTACACAACGCCCTTACAAATAACAGTAACATGGACTGGTGGATATGATAGTGAATCAATACCTGACGATTTGCAATATGCTGTGATGAAGCAGGTTGCCTTCGTATTTAGACGGAGGAAAGACGTAGGGGTATCATCGGTCTCTTTGCCGGACGGCAGTCTCGCAGTAAACAGCCCCGATGATCTACTGCCAGAAGTTAGACACATATTGAGAAATTACAGAAAGACTCCAGGGATGCGATAATGGCAACTGCGGTATTTGGAATAGGAATTACCAAAAAGACGTATGTCGATCATACAATCAAGGGTGGTGGCACGGTTGCTGATCGTATGGAGCAAGCGTTCAATGCCAGGACATATGGACTACCTGATCTGCTCGAAAAGATAAAGAGAAAATATCTCTCAAAACATAGTGCTACATCAATTGCTTCCCGCAAGGATGATATTCGGAGCAAAACGCATTATGTTGTTACGAGAGTGTCGAATAATAGTGTTAAAGGAGGGATTGTATTTGGTGATGGTGTAAAATATACTCCTATTCATGTTGGCACTCTAGGAGCAAATTTTATGACATCACAGAAAAAACGATTCACGATACCCTTGCCCCATATTAGAAATATGTATGGATTGCCTGTTGGATATAGGATGGGGGAATTACTCCGTCATCCAGGATTGTTCAGAGGTAATCGAGGCACCTTGAAAAGAGATGTTCTGTATCAGAGGGACCTAACGAATAAGAACAGAATAACTCCAATGTTTAAGCTCCAAAGGTCAATAGTTGTTCCCACAAGAGTGGACATTGAGGAGGTCCATCAGACGTTGAATGCCTCATTACTGGCGGCGATGGAAAGAGCATTTAGGGGGTATGACTTTGGATATTTAAGAAGGATGCAGGCTAAGTGACGACAACAAGGGTAAACATATTAAATACGATCAAACAAGATTTGTCGTCTGTAACAGGGGTAAACTATGTCACAATATTGCAGCCGTCCCCCGTTGATCTTGATACAATTCCGCTGCCTGCAATCTTTATTTACACCGGAGCTGAGACAAAGTTATTTGATAACAGAGCTGTTATCGGATATGAGAATTGGCAATGGGAAGTGATCATGGAGGTATGGGCAAGAGACACCGATATGGAGGCATTACTTGGATCAATCCATACTGCAATGTTCAATGATGAGGAACTTGGCAATTATGCTGTTACATCATATCGAACAGGAGTGGATATGCAAGTAATTGATCCAGAACAGTCTCTTCAGGTCATGGTCATTACCTATGAAATAATATATCGTCACGTTAATGGAGTAATGTAACAACAAAATAGTAAAGGAGGATAATACAATGAGTCAACAGCAGGGGTCAAATGTAAAAATTATTGGTCGGTCTGAATGGGAATTCAAGACAGTGGCCACGGGATCAGGGGTAGCTCTTACGATCCCCTTTGTAAGTGAGAGTCTGCGACTGAACCGAAATCTGATCTCTTCCAACACGATCCGGAGTGACCGTAATCCCCAACAGCCGGTGAGAGGAAATGTAGATGTTGCTGGTGATATTACATTTGAACTTGCTCATCAGCACGGTCTATTCCTCCATCATGCGTTTGGTAGCTACACCGCGGTAAGTGGTAGTTCGATGGCAACTCACACGTTTAAGATTGGTAATCTTCCGACAGGTCTTACGCTTGAGAAGCAGTTTACCGACATCGGTGGCACTCAGAAATACTTCCAGTATACCGGTTGTAAAGTGAATAGCTTCAAGGTCAGTGTGAAACCTGAAGGAATGATTGAGGCAAGTGTCAGTATCATGGGAGCGAATGAAATTCTTGCAACTTCGAGCTTCGATCCTTCGGCAATTGATCTTGGTCATGATCCTTGGGATGGGTTCCAAGCCGTTATTACTGAAGGTGGATCCACTATTGCCACTGTCACGCAGGTTGACTTCGAGTTGAACAATAACCTTGATGGCAATAGCTATGTCATCGACGGAACCGGCAGGCGTTACAGTATCCCTGCAGGGACAGCGAAAGTGACAGGTACTCTGACCGCATTGTTTGATAGTGTCACTCTCTATAACAAGGCGATCAATGCAACGGAAAGCTCGCTTGTCATCACTCTGACGAAGGGAACTGGTGCAGGAACTGCCGGTAATGAGAAATTGACTTTTACAATTGACGAACTGATTTACAAACCGCAGGCACCTGTGGTAGGTGGACCACAGGGTGTAGTGGTGGAGCTACCGTTTGAGAGTTACTACAGGGATGGGTCCAATGCAAGTGCCATAACTGCGGTTTTGCTCAGTTCGAGATTGTATTACTAAACGGATACTGAAAGAAAGGAGTCAGTAGATGTTTGAGTATGAGATTAACGGTAAGATTTATGAGCAGAAGAAGTTAGTTTGGGGGCAACTCAACCAGCTTGTGGATAAGTTGAAGGGAATTGAGTTCCGCAGTGATATGACGGCTGTGGAACTCATTGGAATTCTTGGTGATCGTGTGCCATCGGTTTTATCTGTTGTATTGACAGAAAAGGGCAGTTCAGTAAAAGATAAGGACATCGAGGCATTGGCATCCGAATTTGAATTTACTGTGGAATTTGAGGTGGCATTACAGGTCATTGAGGATTTTTTCGACTGCAACCCGACAGCCTCGTACTTGAACAAGATAGGCGAACTGGTCGGGAAGATGACAAGCGAAGTGGAGAAAGCTTCGGGCAACTTGTAGAACGTGTCTCCGTTTTGCTCTCGGGCGGAGATATTACGAAGAGAGATACTATCATCTGGGGGTTCACCCCAGATGATAGTAAACCATTCCTAGATTACAAACTTCGAGATGAGCTGTTTAGAGAAGCGGTCCTGGCGTTTCTCGTACCTTCAAAGGAACAGCGGAAAGGCTCACTTGAAGATGAATATTGCAAAGTTTGTAAAAAAGCCAAACCTAATGCGGATTGTTCCACATGTGACCGTACATCCATATCGGTGATTCAGAAGGGGAAGGAATAAATGGCACCGACAAAAACACAAGTGTTCATTAAGGCCAACAGCGAAGGATTTGATAAGGTAACGGCTGAGATTTCAAAGATGACTCAGGCCTTCGAGAACATGGCCACCCGCTCCCCCCGCGGAATCCTGAAGGTAGAAGCTGCTGTTAAAGACCTGTCTGCGGTGATGGAGAAGCAAGCTGCTTCGCTGGATAAACTTGCACAGGGATTTACGAACCTGGGGGATTCCTCAAGTAGATTTAGCAAAAAGCTCACAATGGATTGGAATCTGGGAAGCATTGCCAAAGACATGGAGCTGATGTTCGCTGCCCAGTTGCGTTGGTATGGTGCCAAGGCGGTGTGGGATATGTTGACACAGGCACCAGTTGATGCAGGAAAGGCTCTAATCAGTTACGCTGCAACCCTTGACGATGCAAGAGCTTCATTTGAGAGATGGTTAGTTGTTGGTGGGGCTACGAGAGATTCGGTCAAAGGTCAGGTTGATGCTATGATGGATGCCGTGCGAATAGCGTCCACAACAATGCCTCTCTCCACAAAAGATATTGGCGCCGCTGTTGAACCGTTCGTTGGTGCAGGTATTGAGACTAGTGTAATTCCAAAAATGATACCTGACATCGTGAAGCTCAAGTCAGCTTTCAAAGAGATTGACATGAATCAATTTGCCCTTGCGATTGTAGGGGCATTCAACGCGTTTAAGGACAAGCTCGGCGAAGGTCTTACCGAAGCAGAGAAGTTTCGTAGGTTGATGGATCAGATTATGGCCGCATCTGCGGTCGGTGTCATTCGACCTGAGAACTTCACCAAAGTAATTCAGTATCTCGGTCAGATTGGCAGTGTTGCTGGATTTACAACCGATGAATTGTTTGCAATGTCCTCAGCACTCGTCAATGTCAGTATTCCTGCCGCCAATGCTTCCCGTTTGCTTGGTGGATTGTTTGTCAGTATTACAAGATCAAAGAGTGTTGACGAATTAAATAAATTAGGAAGTCAAATAGGTTTTCAAATTGACAGGACAAAGAATTTGAAGGGTCAATGGGATGACATTCTAAAGTTGTTGAATCTGTACATAAAACAAGGGGGGAGCCTTGAAAAGATTGAATTCCTCGGTAAAATCGTACCTTCTGATCGATTAAAAGTGTTATATGGACTTGCCACTCAGTTGGATGAAACACAGCGCATTCTAAATGCAATTCGAGGTGCAGAGGGGAAGGGTCTTGATATATCTGCTGAAGTGGCGAAAGCTCCTTTGTCCGCTCAATGGATTATATTCAAAAACATCATCAGTGAAATAGGTACTACATTAGGCACAACTGGTGGTAGTCTTCAGAAGTTCATGACTACCGTTGTTGATGTGGGAAGAGGGGTACTTGTTGCATTTGATTCTACAGGAAAATTTAAAGGGCAATTGAATGATCTGGGACCTGCAGGATCAAAGGCATATGATGTAATGATTGGTGTGAAGGAGGTATTCAGTAAGTTAATAGATATATTGACTCCATTTGGCACGTTGTTGGCTATGATTATAGATGGTTGGTTAAAATTAACCGCGGCATTGGCTCATAATAAAGAAATATTTAATCTTGTATTGGATGTAATTCTTGCATTAGGTATCGGAGCATTAGGTACATTTGTAAAGGGGTTGATTGCCGCAGCGGGGGAAACTTCGAAATTTGCCGCACTGCTCCTTCCTGTAGGGGAAGCTTCATCAAAGGTTATCCCTTGGTTAACCAAAATGGGGGAAGCTCTTTTGGCGGTTGGTAGGCATCTTACTAAATTTCTGTTGATTCTTGTCTCAGGACAGTGGAAGTTATTTGCGGATCTGTTTACCGATATGAGTCTTTCTGTAAAAGGACTCAGTGCTGCATTCTCTACGTTAGGGGCTACTTTATTACGATTTCTTTCCAATCCGGTAACTTTATTGATTGTTGGTCTTGAAGGTATCTCGTTTGCATTCAAACAATTGAATGCTGAGATGGACAAGATGGATGCAAGGGATAAAGCTCTTTGGAGCACCAAATACACGAAGGAATCAATTGGTCCTGCAATCAAGGCAAAATTGGACGAACTTAATAAATTTACAGAGGCGGACATCTATCAAAGACCTAACGAATATAATGAGTTGCGTTACCAATTGGCGTACCTTCGCAGTCAAGAACGAGCTTTGAACCAACCAATTGAGAAACCCACAACCAAAAAAATTCCTGAAATAAAAACTCCAAAAGATGTTGAGAAAGGACTAGGCTCAGATATTAGATCACAAATATCTTCGGTTACAGGTGATTATAGAGACTTGTTATCCGAAGAGCGGATTGAAATGGAAGAATCCGCACAACTTCTTCAGGATAAATACAAACTTGGGGAAATTAGTGCTGAGGAATATTATGAAAAGATTAAAACTTTATCCATTAAATCATGGAACAACGAACAAGATTTAATTGCCAAATGGAATCATGAAATAAATCAATTGTATACCAGATTGATCGGAACTGCAAAAACAGAGGAAGAGAGGAAGGCAATTGATAAAGCTTGGGAAAAATCTATTCGGGACATGGATAAAAAGGTAAAGGAGACTAAGAAACATCAGTCTACTGTAGAATCCAAAGCGAATAGAGAAAGAATCGAAGCCAATTACAAGCTTGAAGAAATTGCCGCGAAGGCTGAAGCCGACAGAGCGAAAGCATTGTCTCAGCAGATGGAGGCAATTGAATTAGCTTCAATTGAGAGAAGAAAAGCAAATCTCGAACAGGATTATGCCTATCGACGAGTAGGAGCGTATGAGTATTACACGCAGTTGGAGGAGCTTGTTAAAAAGGATGCTGACATCAAGCTTCGGAACATTGACGAGGAGACAAATGCTCAAGAAGATGCAATTTTGAGGAGAATGGATTTTCTTGAGGATAACAATCAGACGGAGCTTGCCGAGTACAAAGAACTAACGGCGAAGTTGTCCTTGCTCGATGTGCAGAGACAGACAAACAGGTTAAAGGTAGAAGAGGAGACCAAAAATAAAATCAATGAGATTCGATTGAGAACTATTAAAGATGTTGATTACCAATTAAATAAACCTGGAGGGGGGTATGTAAGTGCGTTTGGTGAGGCGTTTGATCAAGTGATAGCAGAATTCCCCTCCAAAGGTGCTCAAATCCTAAGCATGGCGAAGGGATTAGCTACTGCATTAACGGACACTTTTGAGGATTTATTCTTTGACACCTTCCAGGGGAAGCTCAAGAGTCTTGGAGACTACATAAACGCCTTTATCCTGTCCGTGCAGCGGACTCTGGCTCAGGTGCTTTCCCAACAGTTAACGGCGGGCGGAACGATAGTGGGTGACTTAGGTAAAGGAATGGCGTCTGGAGTAGGCTCTTTTTTGGAGGAGCTAAATCTGGGGGCACTGGTCGGTGTGTCCTTTCACCAGGGAGGCATCGTCGGCCAGACGGGT